CTAACGGGCGCAGCGCCTAATATCCAAGGCACGCCTACTATTTATTACGATGCGGGTGGGAATGTAGCGGGTGTGCTATCGCAAAATGGCGTGGTAACACCTGCTTCTATGAATACCATCTTGCAAGCGGGACAGGCAGCTACGGCTGCTACACCTGTGCAGATGATTGACGCAGAAGGTGTAAGACTGTACTTGCGTGATGCAAACGACCCCGAGTCTGTTACTTATACCAATACAGGTATACCTGCTATTGCCGGAACGCTAGGCGAATCTGCTTACCGTCCTGTAGAGGACAGAGGTATCTTTGGCACTATTGGCAGTGACTTTGCGGGTATGGCTAAAGACCCTGCATTTTGGAAGTTTCTAGCGTCTGCGGCTGCTATTACGGGCGGTGGATTAGCGCTTAATAGTGCTTTCGGTGCGGGTGGACTCGGTGCTGCTAGTGGTGCTACGGCTTTCCCTGTTGCAGACCTCGGATTACTAGGCGCTACTGAGTTAGGTGCGGCAGGTGCTGCCGGAGGTACTGGCGCTCTTGGCGCAGGTGGCATGAGCGCAGCAGAAGCAATAGCGTTAGCAGCAGAAGGTGGCTTAGGTGCTGAGTTCGGCGTACAGGGTGCGCTTGGAGGCGCTGAACTATTGGGCGCTGCCGGTGCTGGCGGCTTAACGGATGCACAAGCCGCAGCACTTATGGAAGCAGGGATATTACCTGCCGAGATGCAAGTCCCTGCGGCTATTGCTGGCTCTGGTTTAACAGATGCACAAGCCGCTTTATTGATGGAACAGGGTATTTTGCCAGCGGGTATGCAATCTCCCGCAGGTTCGTGGTGGCAATCGTTAATCCCAGAAGGCGCAGCAGGATCGCTTATCAAGGGTGGACTAACACTCGGCGGCTTAGCTGCCGCACAGGCGTTAGCGCCAAAACCAAGCACAACAGGTACGGGTTCACAAGGTCTAAGCGCAGCGCAATTACAAGCAATCGTAGCGGGTATGCCTAGCGCTATGGGTAACTACCTAAACATGGCTAATACTCCATACGCAGGTGGTGTCGGTGTGCCAGGTACTGCAAACCAAAACCTAGTTGACCTGTTCCCAGGCTTTAGCTTGCCGACAGCAGGACCGTACTTCGGTGCGGGTAGGTTTGGCGATTACTACGCACCACAAGCATTGCCTACAGCACCAATATCTCCTACAGGGTTGGTATGAACAGATCAGAGCGTGCAGCAAGCCTTTTGAGAGACGAGTTCTTTGTAGAAGAGATTGAAAGGCTTAAACAGATGTACGTCACACAAATTGTTAACTCAAACGCAGAGGACATAGACGGTCGGGAACAAGCCTACCGGAATTACTCCACGATTGAGCAAATTGTTTCTCACTTTCAATCTATTGCGGATGACGCAAAGATTAACGAGAAACGATGGAAGATATTTTAGGAATATGCGCCAAATGGTGCAAAACTGCGCTAGACAGTATCTAGCAAATTTAGGGTAATCAAATGAGCGAAAACATGACTCCCCCAGAGGGAAATGGGACGCTTTCGGTGGATCAAGCCGCCGGAGCATTTTTAGGGCTAATGGGTGGTGAGGACTCGCAAGAGCAACCAGATACCGCACAGGAATCCGAAGAGATAACTCAGGAAGCACAGTCAGACGAGGAGCAATCCGAATCCGATAGTGAGCAAGTTGAAGACCAAGACGAAGTACAAGAGCAACCTCGCTACAAGGTGAAAGCCTCAGGCGAAGAAATAGAGGTCACGCTCGATGACTTAATCAAGGGTTATCAACGAGAGGCAGACTACACTAAGAAAACCCAAACACTCGCAGAACAGCGCAAGCAGGTCGAATCTGAGCGCCAAGTAATCGAGCAAGCAAAGACAGAGAGAGATCAGTACCAAGCTAGGCTTGCACTAATTGAGAACGCATTAAAGTCTCGTGAGCCGCAGGAAAACCTAGAAGCTCTTAAGGAAACCGACCCGATTGGGTATGCAGTAAAGGTAGCCGAACAAACTCAGCGAGAGAGGCAGCTACAAGCTATTCAGCTAGAGCGAGCACGCATTGCCCAACAGCAACAAGCGGAGCAGACTCAAAACTTAAATAGTCATTTAGCTACTGAAGCGCAGAAGTTAGCAGAGGCAATACCTGAATATGCAGACGAGCAAAAGTCCGTACAAGTCAAAAAAGACATACGAGATTATGCTAAAAAGATTGGATGGTCGGACGAAGAGTTGGCTAGTGTGTATGACTCTCGTGCCGTTCTGACTTTGTATCGTGCGATGCAATACGAAAAGCTAATGGGCAACAAGGCTAATGTAACCAAAAAGGTTAACGAAGCCCCTAAGATGCTAAAGCCTGGCGTATCCCGTCAAACGGATGCAAATGCAGATCAGACTAAGAAAGCCCAAAACCAGCTCAAGCGAACCGGAAAAGTCCGAGACGCAGCGAGCGTATTTGAACGATTCATTTAAGGAATTATTATGCCTACATTTACCGCACACAGTGCTATTGGTCAGCGTGAAGACCTAACCGATGTTATCTATAACATCTCCCCAACAGAAACCCCATTGCTGAACACTTTGGCTCGTGCTAAAGCTACAGCCGTGTACCACGAGTGGCAGACAGACAGCCTGTCCGCAGCTACTACTGCTAACGCAGCAGTTGAAGGTGCTGACGCTACTTCGGCAACACTCAGCCCAACAACCCGCCTTGGTAACTACACCCAAATCGTTCAAAAGACGATTCAAGTGTCCGGCACTCTTGAGACTGTTAACAAAGCAGGTCGCAAGTCGGAAAAGGCTTACCAATTGGCTCGTGCATCAAGCGAGTTGAAGCGTGACATCGAAACGATCCTTTGTGCAAACCAAGGTCGTAGCGCAGGTTCGTCAAGCACAGCCCGCACAATGGGTTCGATGTTGTCGTGGCTTGTTTCTAACGTAGACAAAGCCTCTAACGGTGCAAACCCAACAACTATCGGCGTGTCTACACGTTCGGACGGTACTGCTCGCACGTTTACTGAGACTCTTCTCAAGAACGTGATTGCATCCGTTTACTCTTCGGGCGGTTCGCCAAAAGTGTTGATGGTTGGTACGGCAGGTAAGCAGAAAGTGTCGAGCTTTGCAGGTATTGCTGCACAGCGCTACATGGCTCCAGCCGATGCTCCTACTACCATTATCGGCGCTGCTGATGTATATTTGAGCGATTTCGGCTCAGTTTCGGTGGTCCCCTCAAGGTTCATGCGTGCAAGCGATGCTTTCGTGCTTGATCCTGAGTACGCAGCAGTTGCTTACCTACGCCCATTCGCAACAAACGAATTGGCTAAGGCTGGCGATAGCGACAAGACTCAGATTCTTGCTGAGTTGACGCTTGAAATGCGTAACGAAGCAGCTCATGGCTTGGTCGCTGACCTGAACATGGCGCTGTAATCTCAACTTGAGATAGGGGTAGGGCTTCGGCTCTACCCCACCACTAGGATTATGAAAAAACTATTTAATGTTGACACCGAAGTAGGTAGACATACGGTAGCCCACGATGACGGAGATGGTGGACTAATCCTCGAAACCAAACAAGATATTTCAGAAATACTAGAAGCAAACAAGCGGGACTACAACAGCATTACTTCTGTAGACCGTTGGGGTGATTTAACACACATAGCTCGGATACCTTACACGGTCATTGATGATCTGAATAGAAAGGGTATTATGAGAGGGTTCGCAGTTGTTGACGAAAGCGCATTTGCTGCTTTTCTTAACAATCCTGATAACCGATTTTTGCGTGTTCGCCCAGGGAATATATGAAGATAGCTATATGCGTACCATGCCGTGATAGCGTTATGTCGGGCTTTGCCTTTGACCTAGCTAATATGGTTGGTTACACAGCAAGAAATACTGACCACAAGATAACTTTATTACAGATGCCTGGCACGCTAATCTTTACACAGCGTGAGATGTTGGCAGACGATGCTTTAGCAGACGGTGCGGAAGCGATCCTATGGATTGACTCCGACATGAGGTTTCCGGCAAATACGCTAGAAGTGATGTTAAGCCGGAAAGTACCTATCCTTGGCGTAAACGCTACAACACGCAGAGCACCAATCCTCCCGACAGCATTAAATCTGGAGATGGAGAAGGATTCTGCCGTACTACGCAAGGTAGAAAGTAGAGGCAAGCAAGGGATTGAGCAAGTTACAGCCGTAGGATTTGGCGTGACCTTGGTTAAGTCCCAAGTATTTAAGGAAATCCCCAAGCCTTGGTTCAACATCATCTGGAAGGATGACGGGGACATTATTGGGGAAGATGTGCACTTCTGCGTTAAGGCGCTAGATTACGGAATAGAAACTTATGTCGATCACGACCTAAGCCCGTTAATCAAGCATATCGGCACAAAAGAATACGGATGGGATGACGTAAAACATGGCAATAACAACATACAGCGACCTGCAAACAACAGTCGCAAGCTATCTCGCAAGAAGTGATCTAACTGTACAGATACCGGACTTTATCCGGTTAGCAGAGATTCGCTTGCGTAGAGACCTGCGTATCCGTCAGATGATGAGCGCAGCTACTACTACGACAACAGGTGGCGATGCTACGGTAGCGCTTCCTAGCGACTTCCTAGAGGTTCGGGACTTGGTTGTGCAGACTAACCCCGTTAGACCTGTTAACTACATCTCTCCCTCTGTGTTCTCTCGTAACGCTCGGGTGACAGAATCAGGAGTCCCATTGGATTACACGATTCTAGCTACCGAGTTTAAGTTTGCGCCCGTACCAGATACAAATTACACGATTGAGATTGTGTACTACGCAACACCTCCGTTCCTTACGGATTCAAACTCAAGTAACGTATTTCTAGCTAACTGTCCTGATCTATTGCTGTACGCAGCGCTAGGCGAGGCTGAACCGTATCTTATGAACGATGCCCGTATTCAAGTCTGGGCAGCCATGTACGATCGGGGATTAGCATCCCTCAATACATCGGATGAGTCCGCACAGTACAGCGGAGTTCCTCTAACAATGACATTAACATCGAGGTAAATATGGCTGCTTTTTCAAATTACTTAGAAAACGCACTTATCAACGGTACGCTGCGTAACACATCCTATACAGCCCCTACGACTGTATATGTCGGCCTGTTTACCTCTGACCCTACGGACGCAGGTTCGGGTACGGAAGTATCTGGTAACGCATACGCACGACAGTCTGCTACATTTGCTGCGCCATCTGGCGGTGCAAGCTCGACAGACGCAGATATTCAATTCCCACAAGCTACGGGTGTATGGGGAACGGTAGGATGGTTTGGCGTTTTTGATGCCCTGACTACCGGAAACCTTATGTACCACGGTGCATTAACAACAAGCAAGACGATTGAAACCGGAGACGTATTTAAGATTGCATCCGGCAACCTGACCGTAACACTCGCTTAACATGGCTGATATTTGCGGCCCATATACGCTAGAACAGCTAGACCTGTTTGGCGGTAATTTAGATACCCTAGCGTTTTCGCTTGATAGTTCTATATGGACTTCCGTAAACACCTGCATATTTGATGGTGCTGCTAGTGGCTCTGCCTCCGCAAGCGCTACAGCTACCGTAGTACGCATTAGATCGGGCGCAGCAAGCGTATCGGCTACCGCTACAGCATCTAGTACCGCTATAGCTATTTTTTCCGCAGAAGCCTCTATATCGGCTAATGCAAGCACATCTGCTGACGGTATACGGGTCAGATTGTCGGACGCAAGCATATTATGTACGGCTTCTATTAGCGCATTAGGCAATGCTGATTACAGCGCAGACGCTAGTGTTATTGCTAATGCAACAGTTCTTGCATTGCCATACGCAGATTGGCTGTCGGCTGCATCTATATTTGCAGCGGCTAGTGTTGCTTGCTTGGGCGAACGGTTAGGCGAGAATTGGACAGACGAGACATTCGGCGAGAATACTTGGACACCTGATGCCACTAGCGATAATGTGTGGACGCAGGATGCACAAGGTTCTGATACATGGACAGCATTGCCCGTAAGCTCTAATACATGGGTTAACGAGGCACAAGGGAATAACTCATGGCAGAGAATCGGTTAACTTTTGGCGAGTGGATGCCAGATCAGCCAGGCTTGGCGGGTAATCTTACGGAAGCTAAAAACGTAGTGCCTATGTCTGTTGGATATGGCCCGTTTTCGTCCGAAGTCGCATTGTCTGACAGCGCATCCGAAAGCCTTATCGCAGTCTTTTCCGGTAAGTTTTCCAATACCACTACGCTATTTGCGGGTGGTGCTAACAAACTGTTTAAGTTCGATTCTACGGACTTGGATATGGACGATGTATCCCGTACCGCTACTGCATACACAGCTACAGACCTGTGGGACTTTACACAGTTCGGCAAGGTAATGATTGCTGCTAACGGTAAGGATAAGCTACAAGCATGGACGCTAGGCACATCTACAAACTTTGCTGATCTAGCCGCTGCTGCGCCTACTGCATCGTATGTAACTGTTGTGCGTGACTTTGTGGTGGCCTCCCGTACCGCATCTAATCCTAACCGAGTGTATTGGTCGGATATTAACGATGAGACGGATTGGACTTCTGGCGCTACCTCTCAGTCGGACTTTCAAGACATTGCAGACGGTGGAGACATTCAGGGCATTACGGGTGGCGAGTTCGGGCTAATCCTGCTTGAGCGCTCAATTGTCCGTATGAGCTATGTTGGCTCGCCTTTGTTCTTTCAGTTTGACACAATCTCCCGCAGCTTGGGATGCTACGAGCCTCGCTCGATTGTGCAGTACGGCCCGATTACTTACTTCCTGTCGGATGACGGGTTCTATATGTGTGACGGTCAGACGGTTAAGCCCATCGGTACTGAGCGAGTGGATCGGTTCTTTTTTAAGGACGCTAACACTAGCTTGTTTGACCAAATGAGTGCGGCTATCGACCCGATTAACAACCTTGTTATCTGGGGATATACGGACACATTTAACCAGAAGTCTATGCTGATTTATAACTGGCAGACTAACCGCTGGTCGCACGCAGACATGACTACTACTTTTGTAGCAACAGCGGCATCCGCAAGTATCACGCTAGAAGGTTTGGACTCATACGGGACAATCGACTCGCTAACTACTAGCTTGGACTCCCGCTTATGGTCTGGCGGCAAGATTCTATTGTTTGGTGTAGACGCTGCAAGAATTTACACATTTACCGGACAGCCCAAGACAGCGGATGTGCAGACGGGAGATTTTCAATCAGGCGCACAGTCTATTGTTAAACTCGCTCGACCACAGGTAGACAACGGATCGGCTAACGTAGCGGTGTTTTCACGCAACAGATTGGATACGGAAGTGATATTTGGGGCTACGACCCCTGCTAGTAGTGAAAATAGAGTCTCTTTACGCTCTGTCGGACGCTATCATAGGCTTAAAATAGTACCTACTGGCGATCAATGGAAGCATTTAGTGGCAATTGATGTAGACGCTACTCCGGTAGGTGCAAGATGATGTTTCGTAGATT